CTTTATCCTTGGCCTCTGAGTTCCAGTTCCAGCTATAAATTGGTAGACCATTCGCATGTGTGCCAATGCGCTTAATGTCTTGCTTCAAACGCCTATCTGAAAGCAACCCTAGAAGACCTAAGCCGCCGCCAATCCCAGCGCCCATCGCCGGAGTAAAGGCTGACATACCAAGCGTATTCGCCAAACCAGCGCCAGCAAGTGCGCCACCAAGACCTGACTGCAAAGCTGACGGCCCGCCGCCTGTTTGCGTTGTAGTCGTGCCAAACATACCCTGCCCCATGCCAGAGGCCGATAGAAGCGCGTTAAGTTGGTTCTGATCTGCGACATTCTGTGCATTGATACGCGAAATCTCTGCATCGATTGCCGCCTGTGCTGGCGCTTGCTGCATCGCTCCAAGGTCTTGTAGCGTTCTAATCCGACTTTGCTCTGCTGCAAGAATGGACGGCAAGGCTTGAGCCGCTTGCAACTGCATCGCCGCTGATGATTTTGTAGCGTCCAACTGGTTCGACGCCAAAGACTGTGACGCCCCTAATTGACGCGCTAGATCGGCTTGCTCTGCCTTTAACAAGCTATTGGCAATGTCTGTGTTTTGACCAAGGTTTTGACCAAATGCAGCAGATAGTGCGCGAGTTGCGTCAACTTGGTTGGAAAGATTTGTTTGACCAGCCCCAACAATGTTCTGACCAAGGGTTGCCTCGCGTGACAGGTCATCACTTGAAACATTACCCAAGGCTTGAGCCGCAGCCAAACGGTTCGCTCTGTCTTGCTGTAAGTTTTGCGCAAGGATTGGTGCCGCTGCATTTGATATGCCCGCACCTAGCGCCCCAGCAAATGCATTTGAACCAAGGCGTCCACCTGTCGCGTATTGTGACGTTGCTTTATCAACCGCTCCTGCGATTGCTGCGTCTAGCTGTTGCTGCAAATAAGGATTAGTGCCACCGTCCATCGCAAGATTGCCGAGTAAGCCTGTCGCTAGGTTTTCACGGTTTTGCTGTGCTGTGAGTGGGTCTAGGCTTGTTGACTGCTGAGAAAGCGCCTGTAGCTGCGCAACCGCAGGGTCAGTGCTGCCAAATAAGCCAGCAAGGCGTGACGAATCTGCGACCTGATTAGCAAGGCGGTTTAGATTACCTTCGTCAAACTGAATACCTGTGTCACCTTGCGCAAAACCAGTAAGCGTTTGCTCCATTTGGTCAAGGTAGGCCGGACGCTGCATAAGACCCTCAGCAGCAGAAATCGCTGCATTTTGCAGAGGTGAAAACTCTGCCATAGTTGGGCCTTGGTAAACCTGAGGCTTAAACGCACCAACAGCATCAAAGGTCTTTTGAAACGGATTAAAGTCCTCATAGGCCGCATTTAGCGCCTCTTCTACCGCTGGCGGTAGCTTTTGGACATTAGTGACTGTTTGATTGCCGCCGCCTTTACCCATCGGTCAAATCCTTTTTATACGTTATGTAGGCTTGCTCCCAACCATGCGGTTCAAGGAAACGTGACCATGCGCGGCGACCATACCCCTCTAAGTGAGAGCATTCGTTACGCTTTGCATGTTCCTCTATCGCTTCGTGAGCCATTCCTAGCCATTCCTTCATTCTACTTCCCCCAATGAAATCCATCGCCATAGCTTTGCATCGAGGGTAACTAATTATTCGTGTCGTAATCACGCCGACAAACTCGCCTTTTTCTTCGTCAACCGCGACCCAAACAACGTAGACGCCAGCAAGCGCGGCTTCATAAACGTCTTGTATCTTGATTAACTCTGGCGAAAGGCCGACCGCCTTATCCAAGAGAGGCGCGACATGCTGCCAAACATCCGGCAACATAGGCGCAGCAATAGGAGTAATTTTCATCCGATTACGATATAAATGAACGTCCTGTCCGTCTGAGCGTTGTTGGCGTGAGTTATTGTGAAACTCTGCTTCGAACGCGCTGATAGGTACATTGTGCCGCCACCTTGCTCTGCTGCGGCGTTTGCAGTTGTTGGTGTGAATGCAATCACACTCTCTGATCCAACGCGGTAGTCTGTCACCGTAGTTGTCGTCGTGCTTGCAGAAAGCGTTACCTCGCCCGCTGCGTTGATTTTCCCATCCACCAGCAGATTAACGACGTTTGCCGTTTCTCTCGGTGTGCCGCCGTTTGCTGGCAGCTTAATATAGTTAATTTCTGTCATCGTTTGCCAAGTGTGACTGCATCAACATCTACACCAAGAGCATATCGCCAAGTGCCGGATGCATTCACGCGCACCCTGTGATATCGACCACTTGCCCTCACTGGACAATTGTTGTCATCGTTTAAGGCAACAGCATTGCTAAATGATGTAGTATCAATTTGCCGACTTCGCGACCCAACTTGCACCGTAAGAGTTGGCGCAACATCACGGGACGTAACATATGGCGTTACACCACGCACAACAGACTGCCGCATTGGCGCTGCCTCAAACTCATTTGTCTCAAGAACCGCGTCCAACTGTTGCCCCGTAAGGGTTTGCAGCTTTTTATCCTTAGACGCCGACAATTGGAAAAAACCACCCGCGTAAAAACGGCTATCAAGCGAAGTTGTCAATGCGTCAATGCTAGAACTCAAGCTATCTAATGCCTCAAGTGTCATGTTCGGTGTCAAAGATGACCCTATAAACTCATGGTCAAGATGAACGATTGACCACTTTTGCACGGCGTAGTTGTAAACCAATATGCGGTTCGGTTCCCCCGTGCTTTCACGGTTGGCATAAGACCACATTACAATCTGATTTTCTGGATCAATTGTAGAACTTAGGCGATCTATGTACTTGAAGTTGACGTCATCAAAAAAGAAGTTATCGACTTTCTCAGCGCCGATTGGGATAGATCGACTACCATCGAAGAAAAAGAAACCATCGTCTGCAAGATAGAATACTTGCGTTGGCCCTAATGCAGCAACAGAGTTCGCGTAGTTACAGCCATGCCCTGTCTCAACCTTTTCAAAGGTAAAGATAAGAGGCGATCCAACATATTGCATCCGCGCTATACCGCGCTCAAGCAAGACAACCCCAAACTCACCGCCAACAAGCCCTGTAATATGGCCCGCATCAGCAATATCCTGAACGTCAGCTTGTGCCGTGCCGACTGTCCACGAATTTGAGTCGTTAATTTGCGACCAACGAACACGGGAACGGTATGTCGTACTACTGTAAGTCACATTTGCCGTAACAACAAAATCTCTTACTACCGCCATATACTTTGCAGCAGGAGCGCCAGATATAGCTGAAAAAGCCGTGTCAGTGCCGACAGTAAATTTTTGCAAAACATCACTATCGCTGCCGCCAGCGATGACGTCATTTCCAAACTTAACAAACTTCCATTGTTCCTCGCCGGACATACCGTAGCCGCCAGTGTCGCTGACGTCTGCTAACGCGAATGTGCCGTTGTTCATTTTGTATAGCTTGCTTTGATCGCCCGCGAATACGAACACGGTGTCATTGTTATCCTTCGTCGCATAAATGCCGCGAATGCGGTTATCTGCGGCCTGACTTACCTCAGACAAGCCGTAAAACGGCCTGTATCCACGTGCAGCAGGAATGACATTCTGTGCAACTGTAGACCCTGGGTTTTGAAAGTCTGACTGATCTGGGAGCCAATCACCAAAAGGTATCATTGCGTCAACCACCTATCTGTACCGACAATACGACTTTGGAAAACGGCTGTCGCCGGAATGATGTCAGTCCAAGCCTCACCCATTTCCTCAGCCTCAACTGTTGCCGTGATCGTAATTTCGCCCGACCCGTCATAAGCAGCCTTATAATTTAAGCCACTCGTGCCAGTAATCGCTATGCTCTCGGATGCACCAAATACAAATTTAGGTTTAACCTCACCTGTCGCTGTTATTGCCAAATCAGCGCTTGCTGACATGTCAACAACAGTCGTCGCCGCAACAGCAGTCGCCGTGATGGAAATACTAGCAGAACCAGTAAACCCAGCTTTGTAAAACGCACCACTTGCAGCAACAGAAAATGCACCTGTCACACTTGCCGAAAAGGCTACTTTACGCACCGCAGTTGCAGTGCCAGTAATCGCAATGCTCTCAGCCGCAGTAACCTCGAAACGATTAATGTTATCAAGGTATTCTAACGTGCCGTAAGCATCTAAGCTGTCAAGCGTTCCCCAATTGTCGAGTTGTTCGAGTGTGGGGCCGAGAATTTCAGCCATGTTTATGCAGCCGTAATGTCGATATCACCTGATACGATACGCACGATATCCCCAGAGGCGATTGCCTTAGATACCGTGAATGCGCCGTGAATTAACAAGTTTCCCGCACTAGAAGCGTCGAAAATACCCCAATGGCTGACTGTTCCCCAAGACCCTGTTGCCGCAGAAAACTCAAGGGTTGAGTCATTTGAGGTTGTGCCGCTTGCAGCAGTCGAAAACGAAACTGTAATCCGGCTGTAGTTGTTTCCTGTCAACTCAGTACCAGAGTTGTCGTCATTAAATGAAGCTGTAGACAGCCCCAAATAAACAGTAGTCGGCATTGTGTATGCCGTAGTTCCTAAAACGTGATCCAAAACCTTGTTCTCAAGGTAATCTGACATTGCACTCATTGTTACGCTCCTAGATATTCAGATTTCATTGCCAGCGCCCCTGAGTAGAACGCTTTGTCATTGTCCCGCTTGATTTCATCAATCGCCCGCGAAAACAGACCGTCATATTGCGCTGCCCGCGCTTCATCCATCAGGTAAATGTATGCAGCAGACAGCGACCCATATAGGTAGACGTCTGGGTGGCGTGTCAGAACCGTGTTCGTTAGGTTTGCGTCTGACAATGCTGAGACATTTTCTGAGTAGATGATTTCAATTGTGTAAGATGAATCTGGGATTGGTCGCATGGCAATTTCAGCGCCAATAACCGTGTAATACTTTGGTCGCCCGCCACCAGATGTAGAATAAGCCTCGTAGTAGTCTTTCGGTGAGGCGTAGTCCAAAACATCAACAGGGTCGGTGTTTAGCTTGACCAGGCGAATAGACCGCAAGTCAGTCGGCAAAGATATAAACTCGTCACCAGAGGTTGTAACAGCAGTTGCACGTTTTTCCTGTGAACGTGTTTCCAGTTCACGGCTCATACGTGCCTCAGCAAGTGAGATAAACTCAGGCAAGCGATCTGTTAAATCAGAACGCGCCAAGAAATTGCCGAGAGCCGTCTGTAACTCTGTGTAAGTTGTAATCGCCATTATACCAGCCTACCGCCTGTCGCTTTAAAGCCTTTGTTCTCTTCAAGCCATTTTAACCACGCTTTCGGGTTGTCCTTCGGCTGACCGAATTTCTCCAAAAGGTGATAATACAGCACAGTCGGTATCTCACCGATCTTGTGCTTGTGTTTCTGTGTGTTGCCGATCATGGAGCCGTAGCGATATTCGTTGGCGCTCTCTTTCGCCAAGTCCTTCACTGGATCAACATTGACCGTCGTTGTAACTCGGTGTCCATCCGCGTCACTCTCAAAGTAAGTTTTCTTACCTGTGATCGGATCAGACTTAAGAAGTTTTTTCATTTAAGAATCCCAATAAAAAAGGGGCGCTCGAAAGCGCCCCTCTAAGGTTTTGCATGGAGTTAAATTTGATTAGCTGCCGTCAAGACCAATCACAGCCGCGTGGGCTTTCGGTGCTTTAACGATCAACGTCCACTCAGAGACTATCGCAAATTTAGTAGCATCGCCCGTTGATGCCACATCAGATACGCTAAACATACGGCCAGGGAGGGAACCGATGCAGACGTAATCTGTGTCAATGAGATAGACCTCTGAGTTATTTGCCTGACGGTCAATGGTTACAGCCAATTCACCGAAGTCAGACAAATACAATGAAACAGAACCTACGATTGCAATGTCGCGTGGTGCAGAATACTGCAACTGCGCTGTCGCAACTGAACCTGATGACAAGTCAGAGAAGTTCTGTTTATTTGTTGGTGACATCAGCAACATGTTAGGCTGACCACCATCATTATATGCAGCAAGCATAGCTGCATCAATTTGAGCCAAGGTCAAAGAACGTGCTGTACCTGTTAGGTCAGCAGTGTCAGAACCGTCGCCTGTTGCAAATGCCATATCCGCTGGTTTGTCACCATTGGTGATCCAGTTGATTAGCTTTGCAGCCTTACGTGGGTCTGAGCCTGAACGCGCTTCGTTTGCAAACAACGATTTTTCTATATCGCGTCGTTGCTCGATTCCTTTGAGTACCTTGACGTATGCGGTTTCCTTATCGCGGCCCGCTTTATCGACAACATCTAGTGTGTTTGACACTGACGCCGCTTGGACACTGATCTGGTGATAGTTGCCGTGGCGTGTTGTCGCTGTCGGGTTAGTGTAGGAATAATCCGCACCCTCGTTTGCATAGTTAGTCGCTGACGCAGCCGCCAACTCCTGAACTTGCCACTCATGGAAAATACCTTTTGTAGTTTCCTTTTGAGAGTTTGAAACCACCGGAGTTTCGTCGGGATCAATTCGATAGATGACGTCGGAAAGGTCTTCACGCTCTCCAATCGCCGTGGATGAAGTATAAGTTGCCATAATGGCCTCCTAAGATTAACGAGTTAAGAGGTATTCGACAGCAGCTTCCTTGCTGCCCTTTTTCCTCAGGTTGTCAAAAGCCTTACGCTTTCGGTCTGTAGCAGAGTCGGCTTTGCTCTTTGGTTGACCACTTTTCACCATCTTAGGGGCCGTCTTTACTTTCTTCTTGGCTATCGGTTTGCCCGACTGCAAGTTGTCGTAAAGATAGGCTTTACGCATTAACTCGACGTAACGACTGTCGGCTGTTTCAGCCAATTCAGCATCAGTCCACCCGTTTGCACGGGCATATTGCACCAATGCAGCTTTTTCGCGTTGCTCGACTTCCTGATCTTTCCACTCTGGGATTTTCTCAAGTAGCTTTGCCTGTTCCTTCACAAGATACTCTTGTTTCAAGCGAAGTTGCTCTTGCTGCACAGCTTGCAATCTTGTCTGATTGTCACGCTCTGTCTCACGTTGCTTGACGTATTCAAGTGGATCATTCTCATACAGGGCATCCCAATATGCTTGGTCTTTCGGCATGTCTGCCGCCTGTAATTGTTGCGCCAGTTTATTCAAAGCCTGTTCATACTGAGTACGAACTTGCTCAGTTTCGGCTTTCTCTGCGTCTAAGGACTGTCTTTCCTTGGTTGCAGCTTCCAGCCGCTTATAAGCAGTTTGCTCAAGCTGATAGCCTTTAACCAAGTCGTCATAAGTGACGTCGTAGTCTTGCCCATCAACTTTTACACGGTGATATTCTACCTCTTCGTAGTCATCATCGTCTTCCGCAGTCTCAACCTCTTCTACCTCGGCTTGGTCATCGACGGCCTCAGCTTCGTAAGTTTCCTCTTCGGGTGCCTCTGCATCAGCTTCGGCAGTAACCTCTTGATCGTCCTCGCTTGCCATCTCTGGGGCTTGGGCATTCAAAAGTAGATTGACAGCATCATGCTGCGATAGGCTGGATTCCTGTGGAGTACCAGACATATTAAATCTCCAATATAATTGATTTTAAGTTCGCAATGCTTCCATTTGCTGAGAGGCCATTTTCCCCGTCGTAACGACGCTTTCAAAGTGTCCCTCAAACGCTTCCAACGCTTTCAGCAAGTGGAAACATTGCTCACGAAAATCGGTGTCTGCGGGATCACTCTGTGACCAACCATCGACATACGTTTTCCGCAATTCCTCAAACGCCTCTTGGATTAAAGGCTCACGCAAAATCGCAGCAGCTTTCGCCCCGCGATCCTGTTCAGTAATTAAATCTGTCATGCTCTTGGTAAGTTGTCCGATACGCTACCGCCGTAAGCCAACTTTTGCTGACGTAGCTGCAATTCTGCTTGCAACTCTTGACGACGTAACTCAATTTCCATTTGCATTTTCTCGCGCTCAAGCGCCAGTTCAGCTTGCATTTTCTCACGCTTCAACTGCAATTCAGCTTGCAGCTTTTGCATTTCTGCTGAGTTGCCTTGGTCATCCTGCGCAGACTGCGCTAACGCCTGGTCAACCTCTTCACCAGAGTTAAAGAACTGCGAAGTATCCTTAAATCCAGCCATTTCAGCAATGCGCTTCAACGTGTTCACATACTGCGACGGCTTCACAACAGGGTTGTTCGGCCCCAACTGCTGCAAGAGTTGTTCTTGCTTGCCAAGAATTTGCAGCAGCATACCCATCTTTTCGTCTTCACGACCGTTGCCCAAACCAACGTCAATCGACATGTCAAAGCCGTTTACCCAAGCGCGAGGATCAATGCTGACAAACTCACCACGAATGCGCACAACACGCTCTTCGTCTTGGTGCTTTTGCAACAACGCTAAAACGCCACGCGCTAAATCGCGACAACCCGTTTCAGCAAACACGCGGGCAATCATTTCTATCTTTAGCTGTGCGCCCTGTATAGTCGCATTAACTGCGCTGGCGGTGGTAGACTGCAAAGTAGACGGATCAAGCCCCATAGACGCCTTAGAGAAGCCTGTGCGTTGATCTCTAACCTGATCTACATACTCAAGCATAGCAAACGCAGTAGAACCGCTCTGAGGCACGGCTAACGGCTGAACCATTCCCGGCGCACGGGTGCGCACTACGCCACCAGGGCGGGATGACAACAAGTCATCTAAATTAACTTGACCCTCAACAGCAGCAACGCGGCTGTTATTCGTCAAATACAGGTTATCTAGCATTTGACGCATGATCGTGGACTTAATCATCTGCAAGTCCATAACCATCTCAGCAACAGAACGGCCTACCATTCTGTGCGGCATCAAAATTGGCGAAATTAAAGCAAACGGCACGTGGTCAAACGGCTCGTTCTCTAAAATCTCCACCCCATCACCCAAAGCAACAACACGACGTAACTCAGGGATATTATCTCCATCGAAGTCAGCACGTATATACGCCTCAGTCACCAAGACCTCACGCATTGATGGATCATGGCTTTCAAAGCGATCACCGCTTTCTAACTCTTCGAAACGCGCCTGACGTTCAGCTTCGTCATCTAGGTCATCGTAGCCCGCATAAGCCATGACAGTCTCTTCGTCATAACCTTGCTCAATCAAGTCACCCGCACGAACCTGAGTTCTATGCGCGATAAAACCACATTCTTCCAAAGACGTCGCACGACGCGAGAAAATCATTTCCTCTGGCGGGATGTTATCAATCTTAACTTTGCCGCCGCGCTTCTTAACATTGACCTCAACGTCATAACGCACATCCATAGGCATTTCTTGACCGTCTGGCCCCACCATACCCACTTCGATAACTTCCTGGGACACAACCTCAACAGC